CTTGAGAAATGGGAGAGTTTGTCTGCTCTACACAAGAAGTTGGTTACGTTACTCACAATTGGGTTCTGTTGTGTTTTCGGTTTTTATGGGCTCATCACGCCCGCTGTCATACTGTATTTCGTTGTTTCTTCTGGACTTGATGCTTGCACACTCAGATGGTTTAATGATATTAAAGATAACTATAAATTTATGATTAAATCTGATTGTGTGTTTGAAGATCTTGTTATAGACTCATCGGAAGAAATTAAATCTAATACTAAGACAGCTATTAAGTTTGCTCTACGTGCTCAAAGTAAGGTAGGTGTTCTACCTTGCTCTAATGTGAATCGACTGGTATATGAAACTACATTATTAAACATGTTTGAAGAGTTTCATGTTCGACACAATGTTCGTATGGACTTACTTGGTGATGCACTTGTTGCTTGTTTTATAAGAACCGAGAATTATGACCGAGCTATTAATGTTATCAAGGAGTTGGGGGGTGATGCCTCAGCTCTTTTGGTAGCATAGGGGTGCCGGGCCGATCTCCACGGGATCACTACACGTAAAAATGTTGTGATTCCAGAGGGTGTGGAGATTAAGGTTTCCGGAAACCCCCGTGGCCTATCCAAAGACAGGAAGAGCGCTGTCTTTGGGCCAATCTTAACTTCGGCTAAGTACCAGATCCATAATAATAATATTGATAATATCAAATTAGGATTATTGGAACGGGTATTTAGAGTGAAAAATAGTGTTGGTGACCTTGTTGCTCCAGTTTCGCCGGACCTGAAACATTTTAATGAAACACTCTCTGCTGAGATGCGTATCTTATGTGCACATCCGAAATTGAACCCCGTGTCTTCCACTTCAGTATTGAAGTTGTGGCACGGCTCTAAATTATCGGTATACACTAGAGCATACAATTCTTTGTTGGTTACTCCATTATCCCGCAGAGATAGTGTACTAAGTACTTTTGTCAAAGTTGAAAAGAATTTGGTTAACCCGAGGAAAGAAGCTATACCTAGAGTAATTCAACCTAGGAATCCTCGGTACAATTTTGAATTGGCCAAATATCTTAAACCTAATGAGAAAGAATTTTACCGACGCGTCGATAAAATGTGGGATATTGATGGACTAGGTGATAAAACAATTTTTAAAGGATTAAATGCTAAGCAAACTGCTCACCACATGTTGTTGAAAGCTTCTAGATACAACAAACCAGTATTTATTGGTTTGGATGCATCGAGATTTGATCAACATGTATCTTCAATTGCTTTAGAATGGGAACATCAAGTTTATAAAAATTGTTTTTCATATGGAATTCGGAAATTATCTGAACTGCTTAGTTGGCAAGTTCAGAACGTTGGTAGAGCTTATTGCCAAGGACAGATTATTAAGTATCAAGTGAAAGGTAGAAGAATGTCTGGAGACATGAACACATCATTGGGCAATTGTTTGCTCATGTCTTCAATGGTCCATGCTTATATGCGTGAGAAGAATATTCCTTCTTCTCTAGCTAATAATGGTGATGACTGTGTA